ATCCTGCTGTATAAAAACGAGCATTCAGCATATGCATTTACACCGCTTGACGGGGTTAGGGATGATGCAAGAGAAATCATGGATGCTGTTTTCGCGATTGATTTCAGCAAAATCGGGGAGGGAAGATAATGGGAATTCCAGTTCTGATTATAGGAAAATCCGGCGCAGGAAAAAGCCGGAGCATGAAAAACTGTGTTGGAAAGGACTTCGGGCTTATCCGTGTATTAAACAAGCCGCTGCCCTTCAAAGGAAAACTTGCAGGAAACGTGTGCACTGACTATGGAAAGATCAAGGCGGCTGTTAAAAGCAAGCAGTGGCCGAAATCTATCGTGATTGATGATGCAGGATACCTGATCACGAAGCAATTTATGGATGGACACAGTACGACCGGGAAAGGGAATGCAGTGTTTGGTCTGTACAACCAACTCGCGGATGATTTTTACCGGCTGATTGATTGCATTTCCAATGAAGTGCCGGAGGATCGGATCGTATACGTTATCATGCATGAGGATGTCAATGAATTCGGAGACATCGGGCCTAAAACAATCGGGAAACTGCTGGACGAAAAAGTCTGCCTTCCCGGCATGTTTACCATCATTCTGCGCGCTGTTAAGGGTGAACGCTACGTCTTTGTGACCCAGTCGAGGGACGGAGCTGTAAGTAAATCACCGGATGACATGTTTCCGGAGATAGAGATAGACAATGACCTTCTGCTGGTGGACAACACCATCCGGCAGTATTACGGGATAGAAAACCCAAAGAATCAAGAAAGAGAGGATGAGACATTATGATAGCAAAACCACAGGGATACGATAAGGCACCGGCTTACACGGGAGAGTCTGTACAGCTTCCGGCTGGCCTATACATATGCGAAGTCTTAGGAGCCAGGCAGGAGGAGTATAACGGGCATGACCGATTTGTCATGCAGTTTGACATAGCAGAAGGGGAATACAAAGGCTTTTATCAGAAGCAGTATAATGCTGCAAAGCAGACGGATCAGAATGCAAAATATAAAGGCATACACAGGCAGAACATGGATGGACTGGGAACCCCGTTCTTTAAAGGGCTTATGACCAGTATCGAAAAATCAAATCCTGGCTATTCCTTCCCATGGGGACAGCAGGGAAATGAAAAAACGCTTGTAAAAAAGAAATTTGGCGCAATTATGGGAAGGGAAGAATTCCTTACGTCTGGAGGGGAGAAGCGCATGGCAACCAAGATAGCGCAGATCCGCAGCATAGACGGCTTGAAGGACGCAAAGGTGCCGGAGGACAAGCTGCTCGGGGATGACGCAGGAGCCGCCAGCGCGCCCCCGCAGTATGGACCGGCAGACGAGAACGGATTCATGAATATTCCGGATGGCATCGATGAAGAACTGCCATTTATGTAGGGAGGACTACGAGGAGGTAAAACAGGCATTAAGCATGAAAAAGGTGGCCGAATTTTACGGGCTCCAGACAAACCGGCAGGGGTTCTGCCTCTGCCCCTTTCATGCGGACAGCCATCCCAGCATGAAGATCTACCAGCATGACAAGGGATATTTCTGCTTTACCTGCCACGAAGGCGGCGATGTGGTGAAATTTGTGGGAAGGCTTTTCGGCCTGACCAATGAAGAGGCATGCAAAAAACTGATCGAGGACTTTTCCCTGCCTATAAAGACGGAAGGGCTTTCATACCGGGAGAAGCGGGAGCGTCAGGAGCGGCAGGAAAGATATAGGGAGTTCCAGAAGTTTAAGGCGATGGCAATGGCGATCCTGAAGGGCTACTGGATGCTTCTCTGCGAGGCGGCGAACGATTTCGCATCCCCGCATTTCGAGGAGGCGCTGCAGGAACTGTCCATCGTGGAATACAGGATGGACTGCCTGGAGAAATGTCCTGAAAAGTACTACACAGACAGGAAGGCGGTGAGAACCCTTGGAGAAATCGAAAGACGAATTGCTGGATGGAATGATGGGGCTTACTCCCGCTGATCCGTTCCCAGATGAAGTTTTTTATAAGATTTTTGAGATAGAGGATATCGTAGAGCGGACAAGGTATATCGAAGGGATGAAGACCAGGGCCAGGCAATTGAAGCGGATCAGC